AATCGGTGCAACAAGAATGGAATCTGCTAAAGTAGTTCCAATCACTTGCACAGAAGCATAATAGGAGGATATATATATGGCTAATTCAATACAATACGCAAAAATTGCTAGTACACCTTCTGTCAAAGTAAAGTCTAACGAACTATATGGTAGAGTAAGATCTGCTTTTGCTGAATACGAAGCAAGTGCAGAACAATCTACTATTACTATGTTTGTTATTCCTAATGGTGCTAGATTATTATCTAGTGCTGTTAGTTATGATGCTTTAGGAACTAGTACAACTATTTCTGTAGGTTATGCTGCTCATACACAAGCAGATGGAACTACTCAAGCTCTTGATGTAGATGAATACAAAGCTGCGGCTGCGTCCACATCTGCTGAAAGTGTTGCAGCTCTTGACACTATAGCTTTAGGTAAAAATACAGTAACAGATGCTAACGAAGATGGTGTTCCAGTTACAGTTACATTAGCAGGTGCTAATGGTACTGGTACTATTCAGTTGCAAATGTTTTATGTTATAGACTAAACATAAACAAAATTTTAGGCGGTGAAAGCGAGAGTGGAAGCCGCCTAGAGTGCTTTAAGAACAAGGAATTTTATATATGGCATCAGTAGTGGACATTTGTAATGGAGCATTAAACCAATTAGGTGCAACAACTATTCTTTCATTAACAGAAGATTCAAAAAACGCTAGACTTTGTAACGCTAGATACACTCAAGTTAGAGATTCATTATTCAGAACACATCCTTGGAACTGCTTACAGAAAAGAGTAGAACTTGCAGCAGATACAGATACACCTGCTTGGGGTTTTACTAAGCAATATACTTTACCCGCAGATTGTTTAAGATTATTAAGAATATTAGATTATGATTTAGATCATAAGGTAGAAGGAAGAAAAATATTAAGTAACGCTTCTTCTATGAAAATTTTATATGTAGCAAGAATTACAGACCCTAATGAATATGATGAACTATTAAGAGAAACTTTATCTGCAGCATTAGGATCAGATATTGCTTATGGAATTACATCATCTAATCCTGTAGCTCAAAATATGTATGAGTTGTTTCAAAATAAATTAAGGGATGCTAGATTTGTAGATGCAACTGAAGGTCAAAACAATTCCCCTGACCTTGGTATGACAGATGAAATAGAAGCTAGTACCTTTATTAACTCAAGGTATTAATCTATGGCACGAGTTGCGGCACAGCTTACAAACTTTACAGGAGGAGAGTTATCACCACGATTAGATGGTAGAAATGATCTCAGTAAATATGCTTCAGGATGTAAAACATTAGAGAACTTTATTGTATATCCACATGGCTCTGCAGCAAGAAGATCAGGGTCTACTTTTGTAGCTGAAGTTGCAGATAGTGATAACAAAACAAGATTAATTCCTTTTGAATTTTCTACAACTCAAACTTATATGCTTGAGTTTTCTAATCTTAAAATTAGATTTTATAAAGACAATGGTTCAATTTTAGAAGGCGATAAAACAATAACAGGAATTACTCAAGCTAACCCTGCTGTAGTTACATCTACTTCACATGGTTATTCAAATGGAGATGAAGTTGTTATTACTGCTGTCGTAGGAATGACAGAAGTTAATAGTAAAAGATTTTTAGTTGCCGGTGTAACAACAAACACTTTTCAATTAACAGACAAAGATGGAACAAATATAAACAGCACAGGTTATACTGCTTATGGATCAGCAGGAACAGCTAATAAAGTTTATGAAATTACAACACCTTATACAACTGCACAGCTTTTTGATGTTAAATTTGCTCAGTCAGCAGATGTTATGTATATTACGCACCCTTCACACGAAGTAGAAAAATTATCTCGTACTGGTCATACTTCTTGGACATTAGCTGATGTTGATTTTACTAACGGACCATTCCAAGATGTTAATACTACAACAACTACTTTAACACCTTCCAGTGCATCTGTTGGATCAAGAAATATTACAGCATCAGCAACTACAGGAATAAATAGTGGATCAGGATTTATATCAACTGACATAGGTAGACAAATTTATTTTAATAGTGGTTATGGAGTTATCACAGCCATAACAAGTACAACAATAGCAGTAGCAACTATTACAACAGCTTTTACAAATGCTAATGCTATTACTGCTTGGCAACTAGGAGCTTTTTCAGATACTACAGGACATCCTTCTTGCGTTACTTTCTTTGAACAAAGATTAGTATTTGCCGGAACAACAAACCAACCTCAAGCTGTATTCTTTTCTAAGTCAGGAGATTATGAAAACATGGATGCAAACATTGGTGGTACAGTAGCTGATAGCGATGCTATTATTTATACGATTGCATCTAATCAAGTTAATGCAATTAGATTTATGACAGCAACTAGAACTCTAGTGCTTGGAACAGCAGGTGGTGAGTTTACAGTATCAGGAGGTGGTACAGATAGTGCGATTACACCAACAAATATATTAATTAAAAAACAATCTAACCATGGTGCAGCTAATATAGATTCTATTGCAGTAGGTAACGTAACTTTATTTCTTCAACGTGCTAAAAGAAAAATTAGAGAGTTAGCTTATAACTTTGATGTTGATGGTTACATTGCACCTGATATGACAATTCTTTCAGAACATATTACTGAAACAGGCATAACACAAATGGCTTACCAACAAGAACCTAATCAAATCATTTGGGGAGTTCGTACTGATGGTGAACTTATAGGTTTAACTTATCAAAGAGAACAAGAAGTTTTAGCTTGGCATAGACATATCTTTGGTGGCAGATTTGCTAATGCTACAATTACAGTTACTGATTATGCAAACATAGCAAATGGTACAAGAATAGTTTTAACAAAAGCAGATGGCACAACTACAACCTTTACATCCGCTACATCTTCTACAACTGGTAAATTTCATACTGCAACAAGTAACAATCAAACAGCAACCAATCTACAAACATTAATAGATGCTGACTCTGATTTCACAGCAACAGTTGCTAGTAATGTTGTTACGATTACAGAAACATCTCCATTGTCTACAGGATTTTTAACTATTACATCTTTAGATGATTCTACTCGATTAGCAAAAACTGATGAAGGTAAAGCAGTATGTGAAAGTGTTGCTGTTATTCCAACTGATGATGCAGAATATCAAACATGGGTTATTGTCAAAAGAACAATTAATGGTTCTACAAGAAGATTTGTAGAGTATATTAATAATTTTGATTTTACAACAACAGACAATACAACATTTAATTTTTTAGATAGTGCTTTAGCTTATAGCGGTTCAGCTGCTACAACTATATCAGGTTTAGATCACCTTGAAGGACAAACAGTTTCTATATTAGCAGATGGTGCAACACATCCTGATAAAACAGTAGCAAGTGGATCTATTACATTAGATCGTTCAGCAACTGATGTTAAAATAGGTTTAGCTTATAAATCAATATTACAAACAATGAGACTTGATGCTGGTTCTCAAAATGGAACATCACAAGGTAAGACAAAAAGAATATATGAAATTACAATTAGATTATATGAGTCTATTGGTGTTGAGGTTGGAGAGTCTTTAGATAATATGGAAAGAATACCATTTAGAACATCATCTGATCCTATGGATGAAGGTATACCTGTGTTTACTGGGGATAAAGCTGTAGAATTTAGAGGTAATTACGATACTGATGGATTTATATTTGTTAGACAAACTCAACCTTTACCTTTAACTATATTATCACTATACCCGGATTTACAAACTAATGATTAATAAATTAAATATAGTTCCTTATACTTTTGAACATGGAAGATTTATCTTTTCTTGCCAAGCCAATTATAAAATTTTAGAAAGCGATGCTGAATTTGTAACCCTACAAGGTGATGCTAAAAATTTAGAACAAAAGAATTTATCTTTTACAGGATTAATAAATAATACACCTATATTTTCAGCAGGTATGAAAATAGTATGGGGTCAAGTTGCTGAAGGTTGGGTTATTGCTACAAATGAAATGTGGAAATATCCTTTAGCCACAGCGAGAGCTATCAAAAAAGATTTTGCTAGAGTTGCCAAAGCACATAATATACAAAGAGTACAAACAGGTATTAGAAAAGACTTTAAACAAGGTATTCGATTTGCAGAATGGCTAGGTTTAGAAAGAGAAGGTTTAATGAGAAAATGGGGATTTGACGGATCAGATCAATATATGTATGCGAGGTTATTTTAATGGGACACCCAGCAGCAGCAGCATTTACAATAGGAATGGGAGTTGTACAAGCCAAACAACAAGGTGCTATTGGTAAGTATAATCAAAAAGTTGCAAATAGAAATGCACAGATTGCAGAACAAGAAGCAGGACAAATTGATCAACAAGCTGAATTTGACATTGCAAGATTTGACCAACAGTTTAGAAAAACAGTAGGATCAGTAGAAGTTGCTTTAGCAAAATCTGGTGTTGTGATAGATAGTGGTTCAGGAGCAAGAGTTACAGAAGCTAATGCTTTAGAAGCTGCGATGCAAAATAAAATTACAAGATATAATGCTGATGTTGGAGTTGCTAAAAAAATGCAAGAAGCACAATTTTCAAGAATACAAGGACAAGTCGCTAGAAATGCTGCACGTTTAGCACAAATTCAAACTATCAGTAAAACTGGAACAAGTTTATTAAGTATGGGTTCTTTTAAAAAACCATCACCACAAGGTCAATTTGGTTCAACCGCTAACAATTCAACTTTCAGTAATTATTCATAATGCCAAAAATTCCTACATTCACATCTGAAGCAAGACCTACAGCACAAGTTGGAAGTGTTAAGTCTAATTTACAAATTCCTTTATCTCAAACTATAACTCAAGCTATATCTCCTGTAACAGATTTTGTTGTAAAACAAGCTGTACAAGCAAACGATACACAGAACAGAACTGAAGCACTTACATTAGAAAATGATTTTATTAGAGATATGCAAACAGTTAATGAAACCATTGCTAACGATAGTGTATTAGGAGTAAACAAAGAAGCTGCTAATGCTTATTACAAAGAACAATCTAATTCTTTGATTAACAAATATAAAAATCAAGCAACCAATAATGCTAGTCAAACCTTATTCCAAAACAATGCTCTAGGCGAAGTACAAAAAGGAATATTTAGAGTTGAAAAACAAATAGATAAAAATGTTTTTACACAATTAAATAATCAAGTAGATCAAAAAGAAAATCATTTATTATCTCAAGCTATATTAGGAGACAACAATGAATTTGATTATGGTGTATTACAAACTGATTTAACAAAATTATATACAGATGCTTATTCTGGTGTCATACCATATCCTAAACTAGAGGAAATGATTAATAATATTCCTTCTCTTGTTCAAGGATTTCAAGCTAATAAAGATATAGGTGATAATCCTAGACTTGCTTATTTAGAATTAATAAAAGGAACTGATAGTAAACTTTATCCAGATATAAAAATTGAACAAAGACAAAAATTAATTAATCAAGCAGATAATATTTTAACTGACCAATTAAGAACTCAATGGAACAATGTTTTAGCCGCAGATGCTGTTGGTAAAAAAATTGATTTTGATTGGGAACTTGCAAAGAAAATTTTACCAAAATTAGAAGTAAATCAAATGTTGCAAAGCCAAGATATTATAAAAACTACAGTAGATAATAAAAAAATAATATTTACATCTAATAACAAAGAGATTCCAGAACTTATAGAAGAGTATTCTAAACAAGCGATGTTGAAAGTGGGTGAAGCAAAAGGACAAATTATTGAACAGGAATATAAAAAAGCAGTTGAAACTAGAATTGAAGCTATTAAAGAAGATGCAGCTGCTTACGCATATACTCATTTTGATATTCTAACTGAACTTACCGAAAAATATAATAATGTTGTAGATGACAATCCTGAATTAAAATCACAAATTAAAAGACAAATTACTACCAAGCTACTTGAGATACAAAAAGATTTAGGTGTTAATGCTAATCAAATAAGAGTTATGACAAAAACAGAAGCTGCAAATTTTGTTTATACATACGAACAAACAGCTAAAGGTAATGCGGCTAAATCACAATTACTCTTACAAAGTATTACAAATAATTTTGGAGAGAATGCTTCTAAAGCACTTCAAGAATTGTATGCCGCTGGACTTCCAATAGCAGCAAAAATGTCTACAATTTTAACTCCACTTGAAGCACAAAAAGGATTTGGCATTGATAGCAAAGAAGAACAAGAAGCCTTAAAAAGTTGGGGTGCAAGTAACGAAATGACTTTATCAGATGTTAAAAAAGCTATTGCAACAAATAGTGATTTTTTAGAATTAGAACAAATTATTCGTAGAAATAATAATATTGATAGTAGTGTAGCTTCTACACAGGTAGAAGAAATAAAAAGTTTTTTATCTTATTATGCTATCAATGAAAGATTTACTAATACTAAATTTGATAATGATACTGCTATAGAATCAGCTATTAACGCATTTACTTCTAAATTTGAAGTAGAAGAAACATATTTTATTCCACGACAATATGATGGTAAATCACTAACTTCTTTTGGCACAACAGTAAATTCAGTAAGAGATAAAGCAGATTTAATTCAACAAGAATATTTAGAAGAGTTTGGTGCAGTAGCGTTTAAAAGCACCGATCCTTTCAATCAAGGTATTACTGAAGAACAAATGTCTGAAAAACATAAACGAATGATGAGAACGGGTGGTGAGTGGAGAAACACAGCTGATGGTAATGGTTTAGTTTTTGGTATCGTTTTAGATGGAGATCAATTTGCTCCTATATTAAATAGCAACAATCAACAATTACAATTTAATTTTAACGATGGTAGTTACAATTTACCGGGAACAGAAATTACAATGGATATAAATAAATTAAGAGTAAAAGAAGTTCCATCTGAAGCAGAGATTGCAGCAATTAAAGGTTATGCTGGATTTACTACTAATGAAAAAGAATTAGCTATGAGTTTTGCTAATAAAAAAACAGTTTCAAACAAGACTAAACTTTCAAAAGCAGTTATAGAACTTTCTGAAAAACTAGCATCTGCAAATAAATTAGCAACAAGAATAAAAGAAAATGAAGGTATTGGTAAAAAAGGTTTAAATACACCTTATCAATTAGAATACACAGTAAATGGTAAAACAGTAAAAGAGGATTTTTATACTGTAGGTCATGGTCATAAACTTCCTGCTAATGCAGAAATTAGAGAATATAGCGATCAAGAAATACAAAAATTTTTTGAAGAAGATATGAAGGAAGCAAATAATTCTGTTAAAAAATTAATTCAAATAGAAAATGTAGATACAGAAGCGTATGAAATATTAGTGGAAATGGCTTTTCAAATGGGTGGCAAAGGTTTATCTAAATTTAAAAAAACAATAAAAGCAATAAATAAAGGTGATTATAAAGAAGCATCAAAACATATGCTTTACAATTATAATGATGATGGAACTATAAAAGGAAAAACTCTTTGGCATCAACAAACAGGTAAGAGAGCTAAAAGATTAAGTGATTTAATGGCTAAAATTAAATAATATGAATTTAGGATTTGGATTAAACGTAAACGAAACAGCTCAAGAATCTGGCTACGATCAATATAAGATGAGTTTATTTGAATCTTTAGGAGCAGTAGCTAAAGATAACTGGAACTTTAACCCAGTTATGTCATTGTTAAATTATAGCGATCTTTATGATGCAAGAAAAAAATCTCAATTTGTTAGTGATATAAAAGTTAATAGACAAGAATTAAATAAAGAATATGCAAAAATAGGTTTATATTTTGAACAAGACGAATATCAATCAGTTGTTGATATTATGGTTAGAGAAAAAAACCAAGAACGAGCTAGACAAAGTGTAATGGCAAGAGGACCAGAAGGATCATGGAATCCTTTAAGTGGTGGTTTTTATGTTGGTGCTGCAAAATTTACAACAGGTTTAGCTACAAGTTTTCTTGACCCTATTAACATTGCAGCTTCTTTTATTCCTGTTTATGGACAAGCTAGATTTGCTAAAACAGTTGCAAAAGTAGGATTTACTCAAGCAAGAGCAATAAGAGGCGCAGTAGAAGGTGCGGTTGGTGCAACACTTGTTGAGCCTATTGTTTATGGTGTAGCTAAATCTTTACAATCTGATTATGATTTATATGATAGTTTTTTAAATGTTACTTTTGGTACAATTTTAGGAAGTGGACTTCATGTTGGTGCTGGTAAATTAAAAGATATAAATACTCGTAGAAAATTTAATGAAAAAGTAGCAGCAGGAAAAAAAATACTTGGTGATGATTCTGCAACAGATATAGATATAAATTTATATAGAGAATATTATCCAGAAAATTCTGCAATTATGAAAGCCTTAGAAGCTACTGATCCTGAAACTAGAAAATTATTATTACAAAAAGCAACAGGAGATGTTTTATTAGATCAACCTGTAGACGTTACACCTATAGTTAATGCTGATCCTACATTAAGAAGTGCAGAAAATTCTTCACCAAATCCAGATATAACTAGGACACCAAGACAATCAGTAGATGAGGTAGAGCTTAATAACTTAAAGAGAAATATTGTCAATAAAGATGAAGGTCAATCTAATACAGAATTAGAATCATTAGAAACACAATTAAATACTATTAAAGAATCTCAAAAAGATTTAAATTTAAGATTTGAGCAAGGTGATTCAGAAGTTAAATTAACTACTGATGACCTAACAGAAGTACAAACTAAATCAAAAGATTTAGATGAAATTATTAAAGACGCAATTAACTGCGTAGATGGAAGGTAAATATGGCAGATAAATGTTTAGTTAGAGTAGAAAAATTATTAAAAAAATCATCTATTACTTCTGCTAAAAAAGATGAAATAATTAATTCTATTAAATTAGCAAAAGCAGAAAAAGGTTTATTAAAGGTTGATGAAGTTAATGTTGATGCAATAGCTAAAGATGTATCTGCACAACTCAAAGCACAAAAGATAATAGATAAAAGAAATGCTTTAGAAAGTGAAATTAAAGTAAGGCAACTAACAGAGTTTGTCTTAAACAGTTTTCCAGATAATGCTGAGGAAGGTTTAACAGCAATTTTAGTAGGATCAAATAGAAGAGTAGAAGGTGCAAGATCAGCAGTTTCAGTTCAACAATTTGCACAAGCTAATCAACTTATTGCTGGTTTTAATGCTGAGTTAAGAGCTAATAATTTAGAAACTACTTTTAGGGATGGTTTGGAAGATATGTCGGAAGCTGCTTTTCAAAAAAGAGTAGCTAGAGCAATGTCTGAATTAGGACAACAGCAAACAGAATTAGAAAAATTAACTGGGTTAAAACCACCAGTCAAAGAAACAAATCCTCAAGTTTTAAAACTAGCAGAAATTATGGAAAAGTATTCTGAAATGATTAGACAAAAATTAAACGATAGAGGAGCTAATATTGAAAAAATGTGGGGTTATATTGTTAAACAATCACATGATCCTTTTAGAATTAGAAACGCAGCAGATTCATTGGGATTAAAATTAGACGATATAAAACTTCCTGAGAATATTAAAGGAACAGATATTAATTATCAAAAAAATTATACTGCATGGAAAAATTATGTTATGCAAAAATTAGATCAAGACAGAACATTTGCTAATACAGACGATATAGAAAATTTTTTACAAGAGGTTTTTAATACTTTGGTAGGAAATAAATATCTAGTTGTTGATGGAGTAAGTAGTGTGTATGGAGCAAGAAGTGTTAATAATATTACTAAAAATTCTAAAGTAAAAAGAATTTTACATTTTAAAACTCCTGATGATTGGTTTGACTACAATGAAAAATTTGGAGTAGGCAATCTAAAAGAATCTTTTTTCTCTGGTATACAAACTGCGGGAAGAAATCTTGGAATGATAGATGCATTAGGAGCAAAACCAAAACAAAATTTTGAAAAAATTAGATATGCTGTACAAAGAAGATTAGTTGCTGAAGGTAAAGGTGGTCAATCAGCAAATATTACTAAAGCAGGTCAATTTGATAAGTATATGAAAGTTGTAGATGGTTCTATCTATACAGTAGCAGATTTTGGTGTTGCTAGATATTCAGCGATTGCAAGAGCTATAGCTTCTATGGCGAAATTAGGTGGTGCAACAATTTCAGCAGCAGCTGATGTAGGAATTTATGGATCAGAAATGAGATTTCAAGGTAGATCATTTTTAGGTGGTATGGCAGAAGCATTAGGAAGTTTAATGAGAATTAAAAATACTAAGCAAAAAAAAGATATAGCTCAAATGTTAGGTTTTATTGTTGATAATACTATTTATGATATGTCTGCTAGATACCAAGTTGGAGATAATTTAAGTAAAGGTTGGTCTAATGCACAAAGAACATTTTTTAAATACAACGCATTAGCTTGGTGGACTAACACTCTAAAAGAAGGGTCTATGTTAGGTATGGCAAACTATTTTGCTAAACAAAAAAATATAAAATTTAAAGACTTAAATCCTCAATTAAAAGAATTATTTACGATGTATAATATTGATTCTACTAAATGGGATGTCATTAGAAAAACTGCTATGGAAAAAGCAGATGATGGAACAGAATTTATTAATATTGGTAAGTTAGATCAAATATCTGATATTGATATGAAAAAAATATTAAATGTTGATTCTTTAACTGTAAGACAGTTAGGGATAGAAAAAGAAAGGTTTAAATCTTCTGTTTCTGGGATGCTTTTAGATAGATCAATTTATGCAGTAATAGAACCAGATGCTAGATTAAGAGGAGATATGACAAGAGGTATGTTAGCAGGTACAGCAGAAGGTGAAGCGATTAGATTTGTTGGTCAATTTAAAGCATTTCCTTTAGCTATTTTAAACAAAGTATTAGGTAGAGAATTATCTTATTTTAAAGGACCGAATGTTACAAAAGCAGATTATGGTAGAGGTGCTGTTGGTATAACAGCTTTAATGACAACATCGTTATTTATGGGTTATTTATCTATGTCAATAAAAGATTTACTTAAAGGAAAAGAACCGCGTGATCCAAATAATTTTAAAACAATTATGGCAGCTTTTTTACAAGGCGGTGGTTTAGGTATTTATGGAGATGTTTTATTTAAAGAAGTTAGAGGTGCAGGTGATGTAGCAGCAGCAGTTGCTGGACCAGTTCTTTTAACAGGATTTGATGTTTTAGCTGGTATTAGTTACGGTATTCGTGGTGAAGGTGGTCAAGCAGGTAAAGCTGCTTATAGAGCAATAAGTACCAATATACCTTTTTTAAATCTTTTTTATATTAAGTCTGTATATGATTACCTGATTGGTCATCAGTTAATGGAAACAATGAATCCGGGTGTATTAAAAAGAGTGGAAAAAAGAATGAAAAAAGATTATAACCAAGAATATTTGTTTACAAAACCATCATCAATGTTTAAAGGATTTTAAGTATGACAGTATCAAGCACAACAGTAAAAAACAGTTATTCAGGAAATGACTCTACAACTGCGTTTGCCTACACATTTAAAATATTTGCAGACACAGACCTTCAGGTTATTATTCGTTCCTCAACAGGAACTGAAACAGTAAAAACTCTAACAACTCACTATACAGTTTCTGGTGCGGGAGATGCTTCAGGTGGAAATGTAACTTTCACATCTGGTAATACACCAGCTACTGGAGAAACTGTGGTTATTAGAAGAGCTGTCCCGCAAACTCAAGCTATAGATTATATAGCTAATGATCCATTCCCTGCGGAGACACACGAAGAGGGTTTGGATCGCGCAACGATGACAACTCAACAAATGCAAGAAGAGTTGGATAGATCATTTAAAGTTTCAAGAACAAACACGATTGCATCTTCAGAATTTACAGATAGTGCAACAACAAGAGCTAGTAAAACTTTAGGTTTTGATAGTTCGGGAGATTTAACAACAGTTGCAGATTTTTTACCAGCTGGTGGAGATAGTGCAATGTTTCAATTTGCAACAGAAACAGCTGATGCAGATCCGGGAGCAGGAAAAATTAGATTAAATAATGCCACAATAGCATCTGCAACTATTATTTATGTTGATGATCTTGAATACAATGGAACGGATGTTTCAGCATGGGTACAAAGTTGGGATGATGTTACTGGCAACGATACTAACAGAGGAAGAATAAGAATTTCAAAAGCCAATACTTTAGATATTTGGCATACTTTTAAAGTAACTGGAACTGTAACAGATGCTTCAGGTTATACAAAAATTACATTAGTTTATATTGATGGTGCTGGTGCTTTGGCAGCAGATGATAAAGTTTGGATTTCATTTTCAGCTAGTGGTGAAGATGGTGCAATACCCGGTTACTATTATAAGTTTGATACAGGTACATCTGATGCAGACCCCGGTGCTGGAGAGATAGCATTTAACAATGGCACTTACGCTTCAGCTACAGAAATTTATATTGATGATGCTGATGCTAATGGTGCTAGTACAGCTACAGATGTTCAAAGTTGGGGAGGATCAACTTCTACAATTAAAGGATTTTTACACATTGTAGATATTAACGATAGCTCAACTTATGCAAGATTTAAAATTACAGCTGCCGTTACAGATGCTAGTGGCTACAATAAAATTACAGTTGCTCACCTTGCTTCTAATAATACTTTTAGTGCTGCTGATGAATTATCAGTTCATTACACAAGAACAGGATTAAAAGGAGACACAGGTTCTACAGGTGCTACGGGAAGTACAGGATCAACGGGTTCAACAGGAGCAAGTGGAACAAACTCACAATTATCAATGACTTGGTCAAGCTCAACTTCAGATGCTGACCCGGGTGCAGGAAAAATTGCTTGGAATCATGGAACAATAGCAAGTGCAACTATTTTATATGTAGATGATGCAGATGATGCTTCAGCAGATATATCTGCCTATGTTCAATCTTGGGATGATATATCTAATGCAGTTGCAAGAGGTATAGTTACAATTACTAAAGAAGGAACAGCATCAACGTATGCAACTTTTAAAGTATCAGGTGCAGTTACAGACGCATCAGGATATACAAAAGTTCCAGTAACTCATGTTGTTTCAAGCGGATCATTTTCAAACACAGATGGTGTTGGAGTACATTTTGAATATTCTGGTGCTGATGGAGCTGGAACAAGTCTTTCTGGATCAACTAATAATACTGTTGCAACAGTTACAGGAGCTAATGCTCTTATTGGAGAAGCCAACTTAACATTTGATGGTACAAATTTATTGGTTGCAAGTACAGGAAAATTATATCTTAATGATGCTGGTGGAGAACACATAAGCGGTAGCGGTTCTGTATTAAGTATTGCTGGTGGAAATGAAATTGATTTAACAGCAACAGCGATTGATATTAATGGAACGTGTGATGTTAGTGGTGTATCTACTTTTGGTGCTGCTGCTAATGTTACTCAACAAGCAATTACATCATCTTCAAATGCTGTAGCTTGGGATGCAAGTGCTAAACCAAATGCAGTTCATGTTACAACAGAAAACACAACTTTCTCTGCACCAAGTAACGCAGTAGAAGGTGCTTTTATTTGTGTTGAAATTAATTATAATGGTTCACACACGATTGCTTGGAATACAGTATTTGAATTTGCTGCTTCAACTGCTCCTGCTGCAACAAGTACAGATGGTAAAACAGATATATTAGTATTTAGATACAATGGTGCTGTGTGGCAAGAAGTAGGTAGAACATTAAATTTAAGTGAAAGTTAAAATATGTACGCATTAGTAGAAAATAATCAAATAACAAAATTAATTAACAATCCTAAATCTTTAATGATTGGCGATGTAAACTATCCAGCTAAAATATTTTCTGTATGGTCTCAATCAGAGTTAAATGCCATAGGTATTTATGAAGTAGTAACTGATTCAACAAATAAAAAAGATGAACAATGGTATATTAACACTGATGAATCTTACGCATTTGCAGACAATCAAGTAACAAGATCATGGGGATCTGCAACAGCTAAAGCTCATGCTGATATTTTATTTACAGCACAAGATGAAATAGATGGATTAGGTACAGAAGGAGAAGTTGCAGCTGAAGGATTAAAAACAAAATTAATTAGAACAGTTAAACAACAAGCTGCTGGAGAATTACAAAATACAGATTGGTATGTTGTAAGAAAAGCAGATGCAGGTACAGCAGTACCAAGTGCAATCACTACTCATAGAGCAGCAGTAAGAACTAAAGCTGCTGAAATGGAAACAGCAATTACAAATGCAAGTGATACACCAGCTTTAGAAACTTTATATGCTTACGTTAATACAGGCACAGACGAAAATCCTGTTATAGAAAGACCATTAGGCGAACTTCCAATATTGGAGATTTAATGATCCTTCTTGGAACTAACTCCATAAAAGATACAGGCTATGATGTAGCCAATTCCTGTCGGTTTAATGTTGGAGATGCTCCTGTTTTATCTAAAACATCAGGAACACCAACTAATGCTTTAAAGTGGACTTTTTCTGCTTGGGTAAAAATTTCAGGTATTGGTAATGATACATTTTTATTAGACTTTAATACTGATGCTAATAATAGATCACAAATTGGTTTTCAAGATAGTGATAAAGCAATTATTGTTTATGAAAAAGTAAGTGGTTCAACGAGTCAATTACTTCAAACATCAGCTCAATTTAGAGATCCATCAGCGTGGCTAAATATTGTTGTTTCTTGTGATCGAACTTTAGGAACTGATACGGAAAGAACAAAAATTTATGTAAATGGAACAAGACTTACTTCTTTTAGTACAGCTGATGGTGGTCCAAATTATCCAGCGCAAGATACAAACGGAATAATTAATACAGCAGTTTCTACTTTAGTTGGCAAATATTCACAATCTACATTATTTTATGATGGTTATCTGGCAGAAGTAGTTTTTATTGATGGTTCAGCATTAGCACCAACTTCATTCGGTGAATTTGACGAAGACTCTCCTACAATATGGAAACCGATAGATGTATCAGGATTAACTTTTGGAACAAACGGATTTTATTTAGATTTTGAAGATTCAGCGAACTTGGGAAATGATGCCAATGGTGGAACAGATTTTACTGCAACTAATCTAGCCGCAGCAGATCAGGCAACCGATACACCAACGAATAATTTTTGTACGATGAATCCATTACAAGCACAAGCGAATGATTTAACCTTTGCAGAAGGAAATTGTAAAATTACAAATACAGGTAATACTTGGAGAAGTTCTTATGGTACATTTGGACCATCAGGTGGCAAATGGTATTTTGAAGTAAAATGTCAAGCGTCTAGTGATTATGAAAGATTTGGAATTGTAGATACAGATATGATGAATTTACAATCTGCTGATGGAAGATACGATGATACAGGGTACAATTCAAGAGGTTATGGTTATGGTAGTGATGGACAAAAAACCAATAATGGTGGTTCCCCTTCTTGGGGAAATGCTTGGGGTGCTGGAGATATACTAGCATGTGCCTATGATCTTGATAATGGGAAATTATATTTTAGTAAGGGTGGTACTTTTCAAGAAAGTGGCGATCCTACGAGTGGTTCAACAGGGACTGGGTCAGCTTATGATATTGATACAGGTTATTTTTATATTCCAGCTTTAGCACATTA